CGAGCAGCGACCGGGATCGAGTGGTCAGCAGCCGAAGCGGTCGTGATGTTGCCGAAGGAAACCTTCTTCAGCTTGTTGGAAGCCAACAGTTCATCAGAACCAGCAGTCGAGTCAGCCTTGGTACCGTTCACAACATCGTTGACAGTGCCAGCGTTGGTGTGCAAGGAGGCTTGCTTGTAGCCCGACAGGTAGCCCAGAACTTCTTGGTCATGCTGGTCAGCCAAACGGTAAGCAGCACGGTTGGTGGCGAGGTCCATGAAGTTCACGTGCGAGTGAGCGTCTTCAATGTCGTCAATCTTGAAGGCAAAGTAGTTAGCCCTATCGACCACCAGCGAGTAGTCAGCGTCCGTCAGTGCCTGAGCAGCAATCTGAGTACCACGAGCATATGCGGATACCGAGATTTCCGGCTCTTTGATGATACGCACGGTATCGCCCTGAGCAGAGATTTCACCGAAATAATCGGAGTTCGTAATGTCACCAACAATGGTAGCCTTACGGAAAGCAAGTTGAACTTTCTTCGAGTAGATTACCGGAGAAAAGTTACCATTCGGCAGGTTGTTCCAGCCAACAGCAGATGAAAAAGCCATGAGAAATACTCCTATGATATTTGGCTCTGAGAAGCTAAACACACGTATAAGAGGCTCACGATTTCTAGGGTGCATCTCATGTTCGGTTTGCCAACCTACTTGGAGACGGGCCTGTACTTAGTCAGGTTAGTCTTAATGTTCGTTTAGACTTTTAATTTTTGGGGAAAGCAAGTAACTAGGGGTGTCCGGTTAGTGGAGGCCGTAGCTACTTGCTGGTAGTTATAGTTAAATGTCTTTAGTTGTCAAGCGTTATCTTGCACCACCAGAGACATCATACACGAAGTTACCCTTACGCATAGCTTCGAGAATCTTCTGTTCGTTTTTACCATAGACATCTAGAGACATCTTAGCAACTTGGGACTCGTAAATCTTTGCACCATCTTCTTCAAAGTCTACTTGTGTTTTTTGACGGTTAGAAACCAAAGCTGCAGCGTCTTTACTCTTTGCCCTCTTAGCAGCATTGGTTAGGCCCTTATCAACCTTATACAGATCAAGGATACGAATAACAGCCTTAGCATCATTCTCATTCTCGTAGAGAGAGTCCTGTACCCACTTAGGTTGTTCGTCTGCCCAAGCATGAAACTCATCAGACTTACGAAGCTCATCAAAGTCTTCATGTGTTTCACGAATAATGTTATGAGCTTTTTGTCTGGCAGTCTCTTGCGTGACTTTTTCGTACTCTTCAAACTGATTTTTATATTTGGAGAGTTTTTCGTCTGCCTTTTTAGTGGCAATAGTCTCTACGATTGCTGCAACATCAGGGTACTTATTTGCCCACTCAGCAATGTCTTCATCAGACTTAGGGGGTAGAACTTGACGAGTAGTAGTATTGCCCTCAAGAGCTTTGAACTTTTCTTCCCACTCTTTTTCTTTCTCAGACATATGACGACGAAGATCACCATAACGCTTCTTGAAAGACTTCTCTTCGGGATCAGAGGGTTCATCCTCCTTAGGTGCAACAGGTGGAGCCTTAGGTTCTTCTTCTACCTTTGAGGGATATTACCCTTCATCAACTCCTCAAGTTCTTTTTCTCCTTCTTCGATCCGTTGTCTACCCTTACGGCTAGAGTATGTAGGGTCTACAAAGACTTGCTTTACATTCGACATAGTTTATCCTTTATGTTGGGGTCAGCCGTAGCTGAGTAGCCTTATTGTTTTCCCGCAAGACCTTTTGTCTTAGGGGCCGTCTTAGTTGTTCTAGTAACCAAACCACCCTGCTCAAAGCCGCCAACCTTAAGACCTTGTTTTGTTTTTTCAAGGGTGCTGGATACTTTAGCAGTTTCTTTTTTCTTATCTACTGTAGCTGGTGCTGGGGTGGGCTTAACAGCGGCAGCAGCTTTTGCCAGACCCGGATCAACCTTCCCAGCTCCATAGCCCACATTAGTGTCTTTCTTATCAGAACTTTTTGAGGACTCAGTAGGCTGAATTTTGATAGTAGGTGCTGCTGCAGTTACTTTCCCATCCGTCTTTGTCTCTGAGATTTTTGCAATACTCTTGAGATACTGATTACCTGTAGCAGCCATATCATGCTCTACTGCAAACTGTTGAACACCGGGGAGACTTTTAACTGCAACATCAATAGCCCCTTTTAGAGAGTTGTATTGGTCAGAGTTAGCCAACCCTTTAGCTTCCATAAGATGTAGTGCAGCATTGGCCTCTGCAATATTTTGCATTTTGTTTGAAGCTTTAGTGATAGCACCAGCACCTGCTAGAAGGGGATTAGCGGTCACAGCCCCAGCAATAGTAAGACCTTTAGAGAGATTCTTACCTGTTTCATCTTTCAAGGCATTGATACCAAATGTGTATGGATCAGCCGTGATAGCCTCATAATTCTTTTCTGCCCAATTATTGTAGCTAATACCATCGCCAGCCTGAGTATTTGCATTCGTAGCAGGGGCCAGAGGTTTGCTATCTTTCTCACGGGAGGGGGTAGTACCAGCTAAAGGAGTTGTAGGAGTTGCAGGTTTAGCCGCTGCATCTGCGAGTTCTTGAGTCCACGGAACATAGTTAGCAGGGATTGTTTCTAGCGGTGCCCCATAGAGAAACTTAAACTCTTTAGTCTCACCTGTCTTAGGATCAATATACTTACGAGTTTCTGAACTTACAGGGCTGTCCAAAGTGAACGTAGTACGATCAAACGGCACAAAACCACCCTCAGCCATGCCAGTTTGACCCAAAGCGTTCTGAAGCATTTGTTCTTCTTCTGGGGTTAGTTCTTCATCCTCTTGTTCCATAGGGATGCCGTTATCATCGACAGCAGCACCACCAATGCGACCATTAGATTGCATTTCTGCCAGCCCTTGTTTAGCTTGGCTACGTAGGTCTTCGAAGAACTTTACCCCAAAGAACCTAACGACATCAGCAGGTACAACGTATTCACCCTCAGACAATTGGGCAGATATATCATCACGTACTTCAGAAGGCATAGCACCCGGAGGAACTTCATTACCTGTCACTGGTTCTTGAGTTACAGCACTGCCAGCAATACCACCCTCTTGCATTAGTTTATCCATTTGTTCTTTCTCCACTGAACCACCTTCTGCAAAGTGGGGCTTAGTAAGGTCATAACCTTTATTTACAAGACCAGAGAAGTCGATCTCTGTACCAACTCTTGAAAGGTTAGAATAGTCATCTGACTTGCTGTAGTTCATTTCAATGGGAGAGACTTTAAAGTCTTCTGCACCAAGTTTCTTTTGGTAGTCCCCTAGAACCTTCTTAAATCCAGACACATAGGTCTTAGAAAAACCACTCTTAGGGTCCATTGCTTTTTCATAACCCGGTGATCCAACACGAAACCTTTTCGACACAACCCTATCCAAAGGTGGCATAACAATACGGGTGACACCACGTTCTGCAGAAGCTGCAATAAGATCGTCTAGGACAAGTTTTATACTCTCTTCAATATTCTTAATAGGCGGTTGTGAGATACCTTTTGACCCCCGCATATCTGTTACCTCACGTACTGGGTAGTAAATATCTTCCACAAGTCGGGTCACTTCGCTGGGACGTTTATCAAAATGGTTTCTGTAGACAACTTTAGCTTTAGAGAAAGCATCCCACATCTCGCCGCTAGTTGCCTCTTTGATAAAATCTTCTTTAGAGACATACGCCCCCCCTAAGGAAGACCCTTTCCACTCACCGGGAAGGTGACTCACAAAATCTCTAACTACTTCGTCCCGTTTTTTACTTGCTTCTTTTGGGATATTCTTAGGGTCTATCTTGTAAAATTCTTCGTAAAAGGCCATGAGTTTTGCAAGGTCTACTGCAGCCTCATCTCTACCTAGAGAGAGTAGTTCTGCCCTATCCCTTTCGATAGCATCTGCAACAGACTCTGGTGCCTTAGCTGGGACAGGGTCTTTAAAGCCATGTTGAAGTAGGTCAGTTTGAGATTCCTCAACCAGTGTATATGGACCTTTTGCATCTTCTCTAACAGAAGCTCTAGAATGAGCTAGAGTGCTAGGATCAAAATGTTGACCTGTAGCCTTGAAAGTTGGTCCTTCCCTTTCTGCAGTAACCGCTCTTTCAAAGTAATCTGTCTCTGGATCGAGCATATCCAATTGACGTTGTGTGCCCCTATAGTCATTATACTCACGCGAGGTAACCTTCCAAGCATCCTTTTCTAAAAGACCCTTTGCCTCTTCCTTCGTATACCTTGCTTTAGGATCAATTGCTGTTGTAACAGTATCAAACTCTGCTTTACGTACAGAAGGGCTATTTTTCAGTTCACTGAGAAGTTGATAGCCCTCAATACCTTTTTTAGGAAATTCAATTTGGTCTACCACTTCTAGTATAGGCGATCTAAAAACTGTAGTTGTAGTTTCAGGTTTATTTACAAACTCTTCCCAAGGATTAAAGGCTGGGTTGTCTTTCAGTTTGTTTGTATAGTCTACAAAAGCTGGATTATTATCAAGTCTTGCCAGATGGTTTTCTACAAAAGCTATTGCCTCTGGGGTAGGATCAGCACCATTGTAGTCTATAATATCTGGTATGGTTGCTCTTCCCAACTTAACCTTTGCTAACTCATCCAGACTTATAGAGGCGGTATAACCAAGAGTTTGCAACTCTGGAGTATTACGATCTAGGTTAAAGTATTCAGAGATAGTCTGGATACCAAATTTTTCATCTGGTTTTTTATGGATAGTTTTTGAGTTATCTACCTTATAATAAGGGGTTGCTACCTTAGGCCCTTTGGGTTTAACCCCCTTAGGAATTTCGCCAAGAGCTTCTGCAGTCTTATCTGTAGGAGTGCCAACAGTACGCAAGAGAGCAGGGTCATAATTACGTACTGCCGCTTCTGCAAGTTTCTCTGTACCCTTGCTGATACCCTTTGCAATAACTGTACCACCGGGAATAGCAGAGAGAACACCTAGGCCCGCACCTAAAGCACCCATAGCCATCTCAGTCTTATTGCCTGTCTTATAGCCACGTTCTGCTTGTTGTATGCCCTCTTGTACTTGGGGAATAACTCCAAGACCAGTGACATCAACAAGACCCATGTCTCCACCAGTACCAGCCATCCTACCTGCGTAGAACTGTGCAGTCTGATCACTTACCCCCAGAGCAGAAACACCTCGTCTGACATTCTCTCTGAGGTTATCCCTAAAGGTTGGATTATAGGCTTCTAGGGTACTCCGATTTGGAGCAGCTTGACGGTCACGGTCAAACTCTTTAGAAGTGACCACTGGTTTTGTAGGAGGAAAAGCAGCAGCTATTTCAGCAGGTGTATATCCAGCAGCTTCAAGGTCTGCATCGTTTGCACCCTCCGAGACATACTGAAGCAAAGACTTCTTACGCGATTCGGCTAACATCTGGTCAGTGGTACTCATGTTGCGTTTACCTTCTCGCGTAGTTTCTCAAGTTTGCGTAGGGCTTGTATCTCACCCTGAGCGCGGTAAATTTCTACTGGATCACTAAGCTGTTCTAGCTTCTTATAGCACCGTTGAATGTTGGTGTCAAGTTCTTGTAAGAAGTCAGTCCAGAGTTCACGATTATTTACGAGGGGCTTTAGGTTCATTACTGACCTCCAGTATTACCACTGAACCCCGGCGCCCCCGGAGGAGGAGCAGAGCCTACCCCAATGTTGCCACCACCCGAACCTTGAGTGTCCTGAGGCTGTACGCCAGCAGGGGCCGTAGGAGCGCCCTCAGGGGGTGCCCCCGGTGTTCCCGGTACCTGACCTGCGCCACCAGCTTGTTGCGCTGTAGGAGGCTGTGGCTGGCTCTGCTGGAAGGTCTTAAGAATCTCTGCTTGGATAGCAGCCCGCTGCATAGAGTTTGCAACCTTATCAGGATCAAGGTCCATAGACTTTGCAATCTCACGAACAATGTAATCCATACGAGCGAAGGGAGCCAGTACAGGGTTCTGCACCACACCAAGGAACTGCATAAGACGCTGGGAACGAACTTCATTAGCCATCAAGGATTCAGTACCAGCAGCCTTAACTTCCAAGTCACCCTTAATTTCAGGATCAAAGTCAAACTGCATATTGAAGCTGAACAAGGCACGGCCTAGTGGAGCCAAGAGATAATCGTCAATATTCTTAACGACAGTACGGATAGAACCGTTAGCTGCTGACATAAGCATAGAGATACCAGAAGCAGTACGTCCAACCCCAGAGATGCCAGTTTGACCGTGAGCAAACGAGGGGAAGCCAGTTGATTCGTCAGCCAAGACACGAGCCTTGTCGAACATCTGCATATTCTCGTTGGAGACGTTGGGGAACTTGGTACCAAAGATAGCCTGACCCGGAGCGCCACCCTGACGCCGGAAGACTTTACCCGGATACACTTCAAGGTCTTGACCCGGAACCAAGTTAGTCTCGTCAAGTTCGATCAGTAGGTTGCCACTGAGTGCTGCGTTATCTACAGCCATACGCATAAAGCCATTCATCAGTGTTTGAGTGTCGTCCATATTCTCTGCGATACCCACACCCCAAAGTGAGTAGGGGTTAATCTCGTAGGGGACTGCATAGAAGGGGATAATGGTAGGGGTAAAAGGGTTCATGACAAGACGCAGAACACGCCCATTGCAGGTCCAGATATTGACAGAGATTTGATCTTTGGTTTTCAGTTCCTTGGGAATGGCTACATTGTGGCGTTCAAGGATTTCACGGTCCATGTTACCCCAGAACTCCAAGACTTCATAACGCTCAGGAGTAGAGTTATTTGCACCATCTTCCATGACCTGCTCCCACCATTCTTTGATGTAGCTAGGGCCATAGCTTAGTGCAGTCTCAATTTCATTCTTACGGAAGAAGGGACGATTGATCAGCTTACGCACTTCGCTACGAGACATCTTGTGACGCTCAATAGCATACTCAGCTTCATCCATATTTTGTGCATCAGGGTCAGGGTAGAAGTTCCAGACAGAGACGCTAGAGACTAGAGGTACGGTCTTGATCAAAGGGTCATAGTCACCAGCATCGTTCCAACGAGGGTACTCCTTGTCGATTGCAAACGGACCCTTCATAATGCCAGTACCAAAGAGTGAACACTCAAAGGCTGCAGCACGAAGATGCTTGTTGGCATTAGATTCTTCTAGCTGATCATGGATTTTCTTTTCCATCTTCTTTGCTGCAATCATAGCAGGTTCGAAGGTGATCTGAGTAGCAGTGGTTCCCGGACCCGGACGTACTTCTGCGATAGGCTTAAGCTCTCTCTCAAGAGCGCCTAGGCGTCTACGGAACTCAGGCATTGTCTCGCCCGGAAGTAGGGGTTCTAGTTTAGCAGCCTTCTCCGCCTTCTTAATGTCATCGTTCATTTCGATGTGGACTGCGTCTGCTACACCATCAGGGAGAGTGGTAGGATCAATGGTAATAGGAAACTTATTTCCACCGAACAAGACTTCTGTCATCTGACCAAATGCAGCCAGAACTTTAGTCTTAGTCACTTTAACGAAGACACGGGACTTCTCAGTGTTGGTAAACTGTACATCATCTCCGTAAAGACCACGATAGTTTCTATAGGCTCTGATCCAACGCTGCTCTTCTGCGTATTTAGCAGTCTCAGCTTTACTAAAGCGTTCCTTCACATAGGCTTCAATAGTGCCTGTGGATTTATCAGTTGCTGACTCGCCTGTAGTGTCTGAGATAGCTGTCATCTTCTCGCTATCGGGGGAGATATTCTTTTCTGCCATTACCATATCCAATTAGAGTTAATAGCCAAACGTCCTGTCAGCTACTTGAAAACCTGTGCTTCCCATATTAGTATCAAAGTCATGGTATCCGCTACGAGGTCTAGTCATTACACCGTATCTGAGGGCGTCATATAGGTGGTCTTCTGAGTGAGTGTCCACATCTTCTGAGTTAGTCTTGCTTAAAGGTAGTGCGGGTAGTTGAGAGATAAGATTCTTGCAAGTGTTGAAGATAATCATTCTGGGTTCGTCAGTATACTCGTCAATCTGCAGTCTTCTGTGGATTTCATTCTTACCAGCAATACGAGAACCCTTACTACGATCCGCCGGACGCCAACGACACCCCTTTAGGATCATTCTTTCTGCAATACTAGGTCCAGTATCACCACGCTTATGCCAAAGAGAAGAGTCAAGGACGCCATATCGCATTTTCTCCCCTTCTTCTAGGCTTAGGACCAAGTCTGCGAGGTCTTCTGCCAGTACTTTAGAGACGTAAAGCTCTCTGTAGACCACTAACTGCTCACTTGGAGCCACCGCAAACCACAAAACACCACTGTAAGAGCTGTATCCGTAGTCTGCTGCACGAAATCTGGGCCAATTACTAGGGATTTCAAAGGGTTCTACCACATGAATCTTACGATTGAACTCAGAAAACGCTGCACCCTCAGCCGCATCCCAGTTTCCTTCGAGTAATTGCTTCCTTTGATGCTCTGGAAGAGACAAAAGGTTAGCTTCATACATCCCATCATCAGCAAGGTAGGGGTTATCGAAGAGAGTTGCAGGGATAAACCTGCGTTGGAACAGTGGTTCTCCCTCACGAGAGTGTCCTTTAGGCCATTGTAGGGTTTCCCCTGTCTCTGGGTCCACTGCCCAAAATGCTTGTCCGGGTTTAGCAGGGTCAATGAAGGCTTTTTTCACCCAACTATGCCCTGCACCACCGGGGTTTGTCGTAGCTCGCTGATAAAGTTTCAGTCCACTGTCTTTAGTAGTACGCAAACGAGATCGCATATAGTTCCAAGCATAGGGACTAGACCACTGAGTAAGTTCGTCGAAGCCAATCCAGTTGTATGCCTGACCTTGGTAGCGGGTAACGTCATCATCAGCATCCAGATAGCTCATCCAGAGTGTTGCACCTGAGGGGGCTACCCATGTTTTGTCTCTTTCTAGGAACTTGATACCCGGAATAGCCTTGGGGTAAAGCATCTTAGATACTGAGACAAGTTCCCGTAGTTCCTCTGTAGACTTACGCACAAGAAGCATCTTAGCGTGTTCGTTGTTCAAGTAGCGTACAGGGTCAGCCAACATAGCGTAAGACTTACCACCACCTGCAGCACCCCCATAGAGAACTTCCTGTTCATTTGCAGAGAGGAAGTAGGTCTGAGGACCGGGGTTAGGCTGAAAGATTACCTCTTGAGCTTTAGCTGTATTAAACGTCTGCGGCTTCGGTTGTGCTGGAACTGTCAGGACTTGTGATGTCTCTTGTACTGGTTCCACCGATTCGACCTTCAAGTCTTTCGGCTTTCTCAAGGGCTTCTTTGTACCTTTGGGAGAGGTACCTTTGATTTGCAGCCTCTGTCTTACGCTTGTGTTCAAGTTTAACCCTCTTGTACAGTCCGACATGAGAGATAACTCTTCCACTCTGCTCACTCAACCATGCTGCTACAGCACGATAGGAGTAACGCTTCAAGTGCTTCTTAGCCTGTTCCAGAAGCTCAAGCTCCTTAGTGATAGGCAAGAGTATATCTTTGTCGCTTGGGTCTTCTCCGTACCCAAAGGGAACTACCTTTCCTACTCTTACAACAGGCTTCCACTCATAGTGATCCCCATTGTCGATTGGCTTAGGTAGTTTCCATTCCGTTGTTATCTTTGACATATACTACAGTTTCTAAAAGTTGTCAATCTTCATTCTTAGCGGGCAAGATAAAGAGAGGTGTCTCAGTCTCAATCTTGATTTCATCCTTGGCCTTAAACCCACCACGATCCAGTAGGTCTTTAGCTGCAAGCATCTTCTCTTTGTTACCCAAAGCAGTGGGGTCTTGAAGTACTTCAAACATACTATAGGCAGCTTTTACCCCAACACGGGCAATAAACTTCCTCGTTAGTAGTGCAATCTCTTCTTCAAGACCTTCAACAATCTCTTTAGTCGAATAGGTTTCACTATAGCCAGCCAACTTCTTAGCTTGCACATAGTTGCCTCTGGCATCCTCAAAGAGGACTTCAAGAAACTTCTGTTGCTTCTCGTTTAGTTGTCTGCTCATTTACTTATCCTACTGGAATAAAGGTTTCAACGACACTACCGATAGTATCTACGTGACCTGCGCTACCTGTCTGAACTCTAATCTGATCCCCTGCAGAGAGGAAAATTTGCACTGGGACAAAGGTAAGATAGTCCCCAACACCCATATTCTTACCTGCAAGGAAGTTAGAAGAGTATCCAGTTGAAGCAATATAGATACGAATAGTCACAGTATTTGTACCTGACACATTGATTGTATGAAGAAACGTAATCTCTGCAGTACAATTAGGAGGACAGGTATAAATGACAGTGTTATCGGTAGTCTTCACATCCCCATAAAAGGACTTTGCACGAGTTGCTTTATTTGGGGATGTCAGGTATTGCATTACTTCTTCTTCTTTGTAATCAAGCCACCCTTAGCAAGGTTCAAGGGATTAAGCGCACGTTGAATAGCTTCAGCACTGCCAAAACCACCAGTACCTACACCTACACCACGAGTAAGGTCCACAGAACCACCACGTGCAGCAGCACCACGAGCAGCAGCTTTAGCTTTAACTCTGGCAATATTTTCACGTTTAGCTTTAGCAGCGGCATCAGCTTTATCTGTAACAGCCTTGGCCCTAGCAATTCTAGCGGCTTTATCTGCACTGACTTTTGAGGCAGCGGCACTACGAGCAGCAGCAGCAGCTTTAACCCGTGCAACATTAGCAGCCTTAGCTTTAATAGCCTCATCAGCCGCAGCGTTAGCCTTAGCAGCCCTAGCAACAGTGTCAGCTCTAACTTTAGTATCCCGGGTAATCCTATCCTCATAGTTAAGTCTAGGGGGTAGGTTCTTAGGGGTATTAGCTTTAGCACTTTCGGACTTAGTAGCTGTAGACTTAAGGGGTGTAGCTTCTGAAATTTTATAGCTAGAAGGTTTTGCAGTTGTAGTGCTTGGTTTAACGGGGGTAGTCTTACCTTGAGCATTGACGCGATCTGCAATAGCTTTAAGTTTAGCATCACTGCTAGCATTAGCAGCACGGCCTTTTTTAAGCCTGTCATAAGCAACCTTGAGAAGAGCGGCCTCAGTACCTACAGTACCTGCTGCAACAAGAGCGTCTGTAAGACTAACACCTTTTTTATTAAGGTTATTTTCTTTCAGATACTTTACGATAGTGGAGTTACTACCGCCTGTGGTAGCTTTGGGCATACCAGCAGCAGGACCAGAAGCATAGCCGCCACGACCAGCAACTTTAGTCGCAGAGGTAGGTGCAGTCAACTTAGTGGTCGTAATCTTAGCGGGAGGGGCCACTGGTGTAGGTGTTTTGTCCACAGGACGAGCCATAGGACGAGGAGTAGATGCAGTAGGTTTATTTACACCAGCAGCCTTGTCGATAGCACTTTTAGCTGCTTCAACACTAAAGCCTTTGGGTTTATCCTCACCAGCAAGATTCGTGGAGTAGGATTTACCGTTCCAAGTGAAGGTCTTACCAGCACCTAGTTCTTTACGAGCAGCAGCAAATGCTTTGTTGAAGCTAGCCATTTTAGCACTTGCCCTTCTTAGCCATGCCACCTTTAGCCATACCTTTTTTCACAGTACCACCTTTAGCCATACCAGTAGGTTTAATTGAGGGCAACTTACGTTTAGTCGTCGTTTTACCATCTTCGATAGGCATAGGCTTCAGGCCATCCATAGGCGGACGCTTAGGCAGAGGCATAGGCATAGTTGTACGATCAGGCTTAGGCAGAGGCATAGGCATAGTTGTACGATCAGGCTTAGGCTTAGGCAGAGGCATAGTTGTACGATCAGGCTTAGGCTTAGGCAGAGGCACAGGCATAGTCTTATTAACTGCACCGCCCATAGCCATACCAGTGGCTTTAATCACAGGCTTCTTCGGCATCAAGGGTTTCTTAGGGGTAGGTTTTGCAGGGCCAGCAGTAGTCGTTGGTCCAGTATATCCGGGTGCATATTTGCTCATTTGATTAGTCTTCCATGTTGCAGGAGTCTTCCTCAGACTCGTTAGGTTCGTAAGCCTGACACACCCGGAGGTTATGACAGATAAAGTCAAATTTTGAACAATAGCCTCTACCACCACCAGTAGCGTCGAACTTATTGAAAGGCACTACATCCATTGCCTTAAGCATCTTGGGGCTATCATTGAAGTATTCACAATTAGCACAGAGTTGATTACGAGCATCAGACTCTTCGATATTCCAAACAAGTGCTAGTTCAGACCAGAAGGATTTGTTGTCCCCCGGTTTAGCTGAACCAACTTCAGGGCCTAGGTGCCAGTACTTGACCAACCACATGGTGGTATCAAGGTTCTCCTTAGCAGTTGGCATCTCTTCTTCGGGGAGCATAAGTCCAATCATTGGTTCACCATTTCACCTTATCTGCCCAGTAGGCAGCAGACATCTTACCCTTGGCAATATTCTTACCATGTCTGGCTTTGAAGCTGGCTCGTTTAGCCTTCATCTTATCAGTCTCACCAGCCTTAGGGGCACCAGCAGTAGAGGCACCCTGCTCACCAAAACGGATGGTCTTAACCTTATCACCTTCTTTAGCGACAACAACATGAGACTTCTTAGGGTGATCAGGAGTTCTCTTAGGCTTATTATAGCCCGCAACTCCAATCTTCTCTAGTCTAGGGTCTTTAGCCATCTTACTTCTTCCTAAAGAAACTGATAATCGTATTCGCTATTTGTTGTGGGGTAGGGAGTAGCCAACCAAGTACTAGCATAAAGATTAGCCAGATTGGTGTCTCATTGATCGTAACCTTACCCACATTCTCCGCAGTTAGTTTTGTCTGCTGTTCCTGAATCTGAACCATATGACCAGAGCTATTCTCAATCTTCTGGTCTCCAGTAGCAGTAGAATTACCTATTGTTTGGGTTGCTGTCTTCGCTACCTGAGTATTCGCTGCTACGTTGGGACCGCCCCCGGTCAAAAGACTCAATGGTCCCTTGCAGCCTGTCACTAGATTTACCGAACCAATCAAGACCAAAAGCAAGAGCAGCGAACGTGAATACTGGCCATACGAGGAGTTCAACGACATTGACATCTTTAACCTCCACTACATACATAAACCAGACAAGTAGCGCGATTGCCAACTCTCGTTTGTAAGTCTTCATTTCACAGCCATAGATTCCACAGCATCACGAATGGCTTTAATATTCTCATCCATACGGCCCATAGTTACAGCCTGATTCTGGACAATCTCTTCTAAAGAACTGATACGAGTGTCTTGTCTAACTAACTCTCTAGCATTATTATCTACATCACTACGCAGACTAGCTACAAACCAAATCAATGCCACTGTTTGACAAGCAATAGCAAAGATCAGTGTGAGGGGGATGGACTTAGACAGGTGCCAAGACTTGTTTATATCATCTTCAGACATTGGGATAAGCCTTATGCGAGAGTTGCCAATGTGGTGCGTCCGGGAAACTCTTCCAATCCCCGCCCCACTCAAGATCAATACCAAGGTCTTTAGCTGCTCTCTTCATAGCCTCAGCAATAGGGGGATAGTCTTTCCACTCCCAAGAAATAGGAAAGGGGGTAATGTCTACAGCATGACCAGTAATGTGTCTGGAGTGTAGGGTCTTTGACTTACCAGCAGCCAAGAGGGTCTTTTGCCGCTCAAGACTACGTAGTCCTTCAAGGACAGTGAAATCACTTTCTGAAATATCAATAGCTCTATGAACAACACGTTGAAGGTCTGGATGAACCCCCTTCAAATTCTCTAAGGATTTAGGACCAAGTTTAAAGCTCATCCAAACTCTCTCTTTCTATCAGGGTCAAGTACGTCTCGTTTCTTAAGGTGTCCCTCAAGGTACATGGCTCTTTCCACACGATCAAGAGAGTATCGTACTCCTGTCTTCTGGAAGATAGCTTCCCGAACATAGAATACGTCTGATCTAGGGATATGAACTCGTCTTAAGCTCTTCTCATCTCCATCAGCTAGAGCATCGTAGAACTTGGTGAGTACGTCATCATCTGCAAAATACTTCATGCGTAGTTATACCTTAGGTTCTTCAAGAGTCAAGCTCTTTGTGAAGAGAACGACAAAACACATTTATTTTTTACACCCTCTTGAAAGTAGAAGATCACTTCCTATATAAGATACTTAAGTATACTTAAGTACTACTTAAGTCTTTCTACATATTTCTATAAGAAATAATATTACATAAGTAGTACTTAAGTATACTTAAGATACCCGCATTTCTCCTCTTTGTCAAGACCCTTTAGAAAATATTTCTCAAACCTATCCACTCTAAGCCAACTTACAGCTCTTTCCGGGGTAACACCACTTGGATACCTATAGGAAGCCATAGGAAGGCCATACAGAGCTAAGATGAGGTTGTCCTAGGTCACCCTAGCCAAGACACAACTTGACGCTGTAGCCCCCCTCCTAGCCTCTCTTTAACTGTGGTAGTCTATTACCCCATGAATAAAATAGGTTGAGTTACATAAAGGTGGATGCACACTGTTAACTTAAGGTATATCATAGTGGTTAACAGACCTACAAACTACCCCCGCTGTCATTCTGTATATACGCTATACGCCCTACCCCCCCATGGCCCATGCCCCCCTGCTCTCGGTCGCATAAGCAACCCATAGGTTGCCGCATATGTCATCACATCATGGCGCATCATATGCTAACGTATTGAAAACCCTACAGGTTTTACAGAATGTATCTTTATGCTAAAGCATATCCGGCAGAGAATCAGGGGGAATTTTTACCATCCGGTCAAAAGCTCAGAGGTTATGCAAAGCATAGGGGAAAAACCGAGGCTTCCCTCACGCCTCACACAATGCTTTTCCTTACGCATTATGCCCACCAAAAGACAAAACTTTTTTCCCCTTTAGGGGAACCATATGTCGGACGGTCCGACAGATCGAATTTTTGTCGCTATCCTTCGGATAAAAAAGGGTTGACAAGGGGGTTTTGCCGTGGCTTTATAAGGGGGTCGAAATGATTCGGCAGACAACAAAACCGGAGAACGAAAAAATGGCTAACATTGCAAATGTCCAAATCGCCGCTGATGCCACCGTCAAGGTTGGCAAGAAATCCTTCAGCATCTCTGATGCCGTGAAGCACGCTGCTGCTGTGTATGACAACCTATGGTTGCTGCAAGCGACGATGCTGGATGGCTATCGGGAAATCGGGGAAATCCTCTTGGGGCTTCAGTCTCTGTTCGGGGACAACAAGGTTGCCTTTGGCAAGTTCCTTGAAGGGTCTGAGCTTGGGGCAATGTCCCGTCAGGATCGCTCTGATGCCATGTTCCTTGCCTCAAACTGGACTAAAGTCCAGAAGATGAACAAGAGCGGCGCTCTTGATACTCTTGGAGTATCGGCAATCCGTAAACGTCTCAAGGTTGCCGAAGGCAAGGGGGCCGGAGTTCGGAAGGCCGACCAAAAGGCATCCCCTAAAGGGGAAGGCACTGAGGCTGTCGTTGCCATTGAGCCGAAGGTTCAGACTGAGGAAGAGCTTGCCGCTCATGTCATGGCAATGTTGCAAAGCAACGGGTTGGATTTCACCAAGTTCGCCAAGGCACTGGCAACACTACGGAAGGGGGCGTAAGCCCCCCACTACATCACATCACCTAGGGGGGCCTTTGGCCCCTCTTTTCTTTTGGGCTTTAGCCCAATGATATGTCGGATGGTCCGACAGATAGCATCCCCTAAAGGGGATAGAGGAGAATCAAATGACACGGATAGAGAGACAAGCAAGGCTTGAGAGCAAGGCACGTTGGATGGAACGTATGATGTGGGTGCAATGCGTGGTGATCGCGGCCTTGGGCGTGTATTGCATAGGGGTGCTTGGGTTATGAGCGAGGGCTGGTGGTGGGTGGGTGTGCTTGTCATAGGTGTGCTTACGACAGGCATGGTGATGGTGTGTGCGCTAGTCATGGGTGCGTCATGATGTGGGTGATGGGTGTGCTAGTGTGTGCCGCTATTGTGTGGTGGATGCCATGATCCCAAGGCGTGAGCGCATGGCCCGTAGGGCTGACAAATGGTGGCGTAGTGTGTGGCTGCTACAGATGCTGATGGAGCAACGGCTTAGTCCAAAACCCTTGACAGATAGGGTGATGGGTGGCATTCTATATGGACTGAAACGGAATGATATGTCGGATGGTCCGACAGATACCAAGGAGAAAACGTGATGACGCTAGTTGTGGTTTACCCGTCGAAGAAAATCTTGAAAGAAAACGTGGGCAAGACATTGCGCTACATAGAGACGAGCCTGTTCGGTGCTGAGTATATGCCTACGGGATCGTTCGTTGTGGCTAACCGCCCGCATATCACAGGTGTGGGCAGAGAGTTCTTTGCTGAGGTGAAGATGAAAGATGGCTTGATTGTGGGGGTGAAGTGATGGATTGGAAGATCAAAACCGCTGAGGTGTGGCTGACTAGCGTTGACCTGCGTTGGGTGTGTGAGGGTGAGAATGGTCTTAGCCGTGAACTAGTGGTGAGTGTGACCGACACATACATGAGCCTTCAAACCTACATCCTGTATCAGGGGGATACACTCCTACGGATGCACCTTGAACTTCAGGATCGTATCAAGGGGGTGAACATCTGGATCACTGGCATGGAACAGATTGAGGATGCGTTCAATCGTGTGATGATCGAAGGTAAACGAACCTACTGATTTGTAGTGACGGATGGTCCGACAGTAGGGTTTGACCATCCACTAACCTTAGGAGAGCGACAATGTATGACCATGTAGACGATGAGATCACCCGCCTTGTGCTGATTGGCGTGTCCAAAGATGCGGCCAGTATTGAGGAGGCTTTGTCCTTTGGTGACCAGTGCTTACAGGCTGATCAGCACAATGAGGATGTGCCTTATGATGTATATGATATGCGGGCTGAACATCTTCAGGATGCCCGTGATACGTGGGATGAACAGCATGATGTGGAACAGACAATCATTGCCTTGCGTTTGTTTTGGGAGGTGTAAGATGCAGATTACTAGAACGTCTACGCTAACAGGTATTACCCGCACTCTAGAGATTGATGTGGAACCGCACGAGTATCAGGCATGGGTGGATGGGCAACTGATCCAGTATGCTATGCCTCACCTGACTGTTGGAGAGCGTGAGTTCCTGATTAGTGGTGTGACTGATGAGGAATGGGCAGATGCGATGGGTATTGATTTGGAGTTTGCAGAATGAACGGCTGGAAAAATAAAGAGACTTGGCTTGTGAACCTATGGCTTGGGGATTCCTTTGTTGAACAGGCAGAGGATGGTCAGAAGATCACTGAGGGTTTTATTCGCGAGACGGTGGAGTATCTGGTGGATAGCACGGGTCATGGGTGTGATCCTATGGTCAGGGACTTGCTCAACTGCGCCTTGAGTGAGATTGATTATCGTGAGCTTGCGAAGCACTATATGTCGGACGATCCGACAGATGAGGAAGAGGAAGAGGATGATGACCCGTATGGCTATAGCTATGATGAGGAGTTTGATAGCATGGGTAATCGCTTGGATGGGTGTGCAGAGTATCACGAGCGTATAGATATGGGCCGCAATGAGGCGGGTGAATGGCTGGGGTTTATGTGATGATGAACAAGCGTGACCTGATCAACGGACTAATGCGACTGTTCGATAAGGTGGAGGAGGTGAAGGTTAATCAGTGGACCTTTGTGTTTGATCCCTTCACCGGATACTACGCCAATGATGGTGTGAAGTTCTACAAATCCTTTGATGACTTGGCTGGCATGGTGGATGATATGTTCAATGATGGGTGCTTCAATGGCTGACTACCTAAGCAAGACACTACCCCTCTATACATCTGAATCAAATGGGTGGGTGACTAACTTCCGCCATGATGAGGTGACATGGGATGATGGGCGACCCTACGCAAATGGGCAACCAGTTAAGAATGCCAACACTGAACCTGCTAAGTGGTGGAGTGTTGGTGTATACACCATGTATCAACAGTATGGTGGGCCTGAGGAGGGCGGGTGGTATTACTCTGCTGGTGAACTGACATGGCATGGTGCGCTAAGATTCTTTAACGACTACGATGAGGCCGATGCTTATCGGGATAAGCTGTGGGATGCTGTTGAGAAGGTGAATAAGTCTGAGGATAGCACAGAGGTATGTCTAACTGTGCGCTGCACCACTGAGTCTATGCCTGATACCCACTACCCAAGGGAAAGACCCTACTATAGCTAAACCCTTGACAGTGCTGAACAAACCCTGTTACCTTATGGATATGTCGGATGGTCCGACAGTAGGAGAACACCATGACAACCACAGTTCGTAACATCCTTAAGGTCTTTCGCCTTGCCACTACCAGTGAGGTTCATCACGGCACTACATGGTATGGTATGGCACAGTATGAGGCGACCAACATTGCCTATGCTCATGGCTTGCCCCTCCGTATTGTCGTTGGTGTGATTGCCGCACTCTCACCTAACAATAAGTGGGAACGTAACGTAGCCAATGCGGCTGAGATGATTGCAGTGTTCCTGCGTGGTGATCCTGTCGAGATGTGTAAGCCTAGCACCTACCTGACAATGCGGGATAAGGCATGGTCTATCCTCGAACAAATGCCAGCCGATGATGATGCTGTGATTAAGATTCTCAATGGGCAGAAGATCATCTCGTTCTTCCGTAATATCATGGGCCATGATACCTGCACAGTGGATGGTCATGCTCTTAATATCGCCAAGGGTAAACGGATTGGCTTGACAGAACCTGAAACCACCATTACTAAGGGCCAATACAAGGAACTACAGGATGCTTATAAGAGGGCTGGCAAACGTGTTGGCTTAAAAGCATTCGAGATACAGGCTATTACATGGGTAGTCTGGAAGCGTATCCACAACATCTGATCAGGAGAAAATAGATGTTCATTATCTTCGCCACCAAGGCACTGAATGACCGCACCAATGGCTTCCGCTTTAATGTGTTGGGCCTCAAGGGTCTGACCCGTAAGCGTAAGTATAAGTCACGAGGGTGGGGGGTGCAGCGCAGTGAGTGCATGACTGCCTTCCACATGGGTAAGCGCACCATCTACCTTGAACGTGACCGCACTGTTGCACGTAAACTCCACCACTTTGCAGGATGATAGCATGATTAAGGCACTGGAACTTAAGGTCTTGGAGATGTGTGAGAAGCTACTACCCAAGACATCTGAGCGTGGCAACAAGGCACTGATTGATCTGCT